ATAATTCCGAGCTATCAGGCGGAAACCGAGAGGCAGTAGAAACATATCTTGCCGACAAGTGGGGCATAACGATTTAACCATGAACCCCAACCCATATCTAGACTTCTCTAACAGATGAACCAAGAAGATTTACAAACAGCAAGATCCTTAATGGGTTGGGGTTTAGCAATGACTCTAACATGGATCTTGTTTTTCTTTTTACTGCTATCCGCTTGCGGTTTAGATCCTCACTGGATAGAATAAGTTATGAGTTTTGAAAGTGACGTTATCCGATTTTCTAACAAATCCTTTGCAGAGGTTGACAGGATTAGGCGGGGTGTAATTCTGAAGCTTTTTACAGCAGTTATTTTAGATACCCCCGTAGATACAGGATTACTTAGAGGGAACTGGCAAACTTCAGTTGGCAGGGCTAGAAGACACCAGTTGAAAACCCCAAGCAAGGGAGGGGGAATTGCCATAAATAAAATCGGTAACAATATGGGAAAATTTGGTGATAGCGTTTATCTAACAAATAATCTACCTTATGCAAAAGTTGCTGAATATGGAGAGTGGAACGGTCCAACAGATAAGGTAACTTCAGACGGTTTCAGCAAGAAAGCAAGCAAAGGGATGGTTAGAAAAAATGCTATGAGATTTGCTAGAATTTTAAAACGAGTAGCTAAGGAAAAATGAGTTCAAAAGTTAGATCAGCATTAGTGCAATCGTTTGTAGATTTGGCAGCGGCTAATTCTTGGGATTATCCAATAATCGCAGAGAACCACCCACAAGAACCTAACCATTCTGGAATCTGGTTTGGTCTAACATATATTCCAGACATTCCAGATGTGGCAACTTTGGGAGATGGTGGGGAAGATGAAGTTAGAGGGATCTTCCAGATTGATATTTTTACACCTATAAACACGGGGGAGAAAGAACCCCAAGATTTGATAGATGTAATGAGAAGTTACTTTACAGCAGGGAGGCGTTTCAGTTACAATCAGCAAGAGGTTGTTATAACGCAATGCGGAAGAACAGATGGATTCATCTCTAACAACTATTTCAGAATACCGTTATCAGTGATTTGGTATTCACGTTTAATCAGAACAATAAATACCTAACACTAAAAAACAATGTCAGACGCAAGCAGACACGCACTATATCAAATTGAGGAAGTAACCTATGGGCAAACTCCCGCAACGCCTTCACTAGACAAGGTTCGCCATACAGGCGTAACTCTTGGACTAAGTAAGGACATTTCCCTTTCTGAAGAATTAAGAGAGGACAGGCAAATTCAATGTTCAAAGCATGGAGTTAAAACCATTGCTGGAGATATTAACTTTGAACTTTCATATGGTTCCTATGATGACCAGTTAGAAGCGGTAACGCTTGGAACATGGGCAGTTGATGGAGGCGGGGCAGGGATTGACAGGCTAACAGCAGGGGTTGAGCGTAGAAGCTTTTCTATCATGCGTCATTTCTCGGATCAGCAAACCGCAGATAAGCCCTATCATATCTTTACGGGTATGGAGTATAACACCTTTAACCTAACAGTTGCTCCACAAGGGATTCTTTCTGGAAGCTTTGGGTTAATTGGGCAAGGCTTTTCAGTTAATGAAACTGCCCCCGCAGGTGCTATACTTGGAGCGGCAACCGAAAATTGCCCCTTCAATGGATTTACTGGAACCATCAAAGAGGGTGGAGTGGTAATTGCAATCATTACAGAACTTAGTCTAACACTTGAAAACGGATTGGAACCAAGGATTGTAGTTGGCAGCGATGAAACCATCTTGCCTCAAATCGGACGTTCTAACCTAACAGGAAGCGCAACTATGTTCTTTGAAAATGCGGTTCAGTTAGAAAAGTTTGTTAGTGAAACGGAATCAAGCATGGAATTTCAGCTTAATGATGGAGTTAATAAGTATGATATTCTTATTCCAAGAATTACCTACACGGGGGGAGCAAATCCAGACGTTAGCGGGGAAGGTTCCATTACTCTTGCAGTTCCGTTCCAAGCATTAGTAGATGATGCGGTGGTAGGTTCTAACATACAAATTGACCGTTCCGCAGTTTAGTTCATTTCTGCGAGACGGTTTTAAGGGGGGGTGCGCATCCTAATTTCACGCACACAAACAAAAATAGACCATGAAAGACCTAGAAAAATTTGCCACGGCAAAGCTAAGTGATGAAGGGGTTAAAATACCCCTAACAGATGTAGAAGGAAACCCGACAGAACACTGGATTAAGATTAGAGGAATTGATTCTAGAGCTTTTAAGAAAGCACAAGGAACATTCAGAAAGAATATGTTAGAACTGCATGAGTTAGATTCTAACAATCCAGAAAGAGATTCTAGTGACCAGCAAGAACACCAGACTGCAAAGCTAATTGCCTCGCTTGTGGTTTCTTGGAGTTTCAAAAACGATGACGGTACACCTTACGAATGTAGCAAAGGTAACATTATTGACGTATTCAGAAAAGCCCCCGTGCTAGTTGAAGAAATTGACAAGGCATCCGCTAGACGCAAAAATTTTATCGAAAGGAACTTGGAATCGTTAGAGAGTTCGCAATCCAAGAGTTCAAGTTCCAAAAAACGCCAAAAGATAGCAAATCAAGCAACCTAGATCATCTAAAGCAGGTTTGGAAAACAACAGGGGTTAAACCCCAAGAACTTAAAGAAAGAAAGCAACTACCACAGCATCTAACATACCTTTTAGAATACTACAAAGAGTTAAAGGCAGATAACGCAATTAGCTTTCAAGAAATAGATAGTTGGTCTAGACTAACAGGGACAATTCTAACTGATTTTGAAGTGGAAGCTATCAGAGTTATTGACCAGCAATATATAATATCAACTTACAATGACTGAAGAGGTAGCAAATTTAAGATTAGGGGTTCATTCTGATGGTGTAGCCAAAGGGAAACGGGAATTAAAGGGTTTAGCTAACGAGGGTAAAAAGGCAGAGAAAAGCCTAGATGGAGTAGGGGGCGGGAGTAGGAAACTTAAAGCTTCTATGATTGCCCTAGCGGGTGGGGTTGGTATTCTAACAATCGCATTGAAAAGGAACTTTAGCGAGTGGTTAAAGTTCGATAAGGCAATGGTTGAAGTCTCCACTATTGCGGGAGTATCAACCGCAAGAATGAAGGAACTTCGGATGGAGGCTTTGAACGTAGCAACCGCATTAGGAGTAGATGCAACGGAGGCAGCGCAAGGTTTTTACCAAGCAATTTCAGCGGGAATATCTGAAGCGGATGTAGGGGAATTTATGATGACTTCCGCAAAGTTTGCGCAAGCGGGAATGACAGATGTAGCAAGCGCAACGGATCTTCTAACAACAGCATTAAACTCTTACAGCTTGGAAGCTTCAGAAGCGGAGAGGGTAGGGGATATGCTCTTTAATACAATCAAGCTAGGAAAGACAAATGCAGAGCAATTAGCTAGAAGCTTTTCTAGGGCAGCATCCGCAGCATCTAACGGGGAAGTTAAGATGGAAGAGATGCTTGGGGTAGTTGCAAAACTAACAAAACAAGGAACCCCAACAGCAGAAGCATTTACCCAAATTAAAGCGGCAATAGCGGCATTATATAATCCTTCAACAGAACTAACAAAAATTTATGACCAGCTTGGAGTTTCTAGCGCAAGATCATTGATTAAGCAATATGGTTTTGCGGGTGCTATTGATGCAGTTAAAGAAGCTACAGATGGTAATGAGGCAGTATTTATCAAAGCTGTTAGAAGTGTTGAAGCTTGGTCATTAGCCCTTGGAATAACAAACGATAATCTAGCAGAAACAAAAGATCTAACAAAAGATATTGCTGAAACAACTGGCAGCATGAATGAGGCAGCGGATAAGGTTGGAGAATTGTTAGAAGTTAGGATTAAAAGGCTGAAAAACAATTTCTTAGTTTTAAACGAGGAACTAGAAAGATCCACGGGCTTGCTTGCGGGTGCGGGGGAATATATTGATAGTTTATCATCTCTAGCAAAAGAAGGTTTTGGAGGTTTTGGTGAAGCTTATGTAGAAAGCTTAATCTTACTAACAGTAAATCTAGAGAATCTAGGCAGGAGGCAAGAGGAACAAGCGGTTAAAACCGCAATTTCCATGAAAGACGGGATTAAGTACTATGAGATTATCGGTAGAAAGCAAAGAGAAGTAGCACAGGCAACCCAAGATACTGCTATTTTTGCAGCAGAATTTGGGGCAGCGCAAAGGGCATTAGCTGAAGTTACAATAACAACAAGTAAAGAGGTAGTAGATAGCCTAAGAAGACAGTTGGAAATCAAGCAACGTATTCTTGATACATTGCCGCAAGAACAGCAAGCGGAAGTTCAAAGATCAGTTGCATTACAAAAAGCTTATAGACAACTTCAAGACTTTAAAATAACTCATGATCAGTGGGAACAAAAAGTTAAAGATATTAACATGCAATATGAGGGGACTCTTTTAGCAATAAAGAGTTCAGCTACAGCAATTCAAATCGCAAAAGATCTAGCAGAAAGGGCAGCGGATGACGAAAGGAGGCTAAAAGAAGCTAAGTTAAAATGGGCTAAAATGCTGTTAGAGGGAGAGGATAAAATACTTCAAAAGCTAGAGGATGAAAGGCAAGTAATTCTAACAATACTAGAGCTAGAGGGTGATCTAACAGCAGAGCAAAGTAAGCAGTTAGGAATAATCAACCAGAGGATTAGCGCAAGGCAAAGAGAAAATGCAGAGGCGGCAAAAACCCCTGCAATGAAGGGTTATGATGCGTTGGCTGAATCTCAAATGACTTCAGCGGAGAGGGCAGGGAAAACATACGAGCAAAGCCTAAAAACCTTGCAAGATGTTAAAGGTGAAATATCAGATACCGATTATGCAAAAGGGTTAGAGAGGGCAACTCAAATTTATACCGAGGCTATAAAACCAGAGGAACCTACCGCTTCTGGAGGTGCGCCAAAAATGACAGATTCTGAACGGTTAGAAGAGGATTATAACAGGCAGTATGAGCGGTTAGAAGTTTCTCTAATGACAGAAGAAGAAAGAATTAGATCTTCTTATGACGAGAGAATGAATATTATTCTCAACTCTACCCAAGCAACGGAAGAGCAAAAGAAAGAATTAAAGCTAAGGTTAGAAAAAGAAACTACGGGTAAATTAAGGCAGATTGAAGATGAAAGGTTACAAACCTCTCTAGCAGTTGCTTCAAACTTCTTTGGTGGCATGTCGCAGCTTGCTGCAAGCTTTGGCAAAAAGGGGGCTAAGATTGCTAAGGCAGCGGCAATAGCGCAAGCTACAATAGATACTTATGCTTCCGCAGTGGCAGCTTATAAATCAGTTGTAGGTATTCCCTATGTAGGTCCTGCACTAGCCCCCGTAGCGGCAGCGGGAGCGATTGCAGCGGGGTTAGCCCAAATCCAAGCTATACGCTCTCAAAACGTGGGGAATTACGCACAAGGGGGTATTATTTCGGGCAACTCGTTAGGCGGTGATCAACTAACAGCTAACGTAAATAGCGGTGAAATGATTCTTAACAAAAGCCAACAAAAGAACCTGCTTAATTTAGCATCGCAAAACGAGGGCAAAGGGGGAGGCAATGGAAATGTTACAATCATAAATCAAACTAGGGCAGACGTTGGAGGCGAAACAAAAACAGATGAAGAAGGAAATATGCAGATTGTAATTCGTGAGGCTGTAAGGCAAACTAAAGACGAGCTAACTAACGAAGCCTCACAAGGTGGCGGCAATTTCCTTCCCGCAATGGAAAGATCTTATGGGCTAACCAGA